GCTTCGCTACATGCGTCATTCGCTTTCAGCCATTCCATTGTGATTGCCGGCATCCTCATCGTCTTCTCCTTGTGTGTTGTAAGGCGGCTGCTCTACCGAATCATCAGCGGCTACCCAGTACGCTCTTTCGCACCGCAATATCTCAAACCTGCCCGGATCTTTGACCGTCATGTCTAATATTTTTTCTATCTGATCCATGACGCCCCTTGCTTGTTCCTCATTCTGCGCCGTGAATTGTACCGTAAATTTGCCTGCCGTTATCAATGCCATCGTCTTCTCCTGTGTGTTGTGTTTGAATTGCCCAGGGGAGAATGCTTGCAACAAAACCCCTGGGTGTGTTAGTATTGTTTCATCAATTCATTTTCTCAACCGGAACCGTAACCGTCACCGGAACCGGCACCGGAACTAACCACGCTCCACAGCCTTTCGTATGGCGGGTAATTGCCTGGCCCAGGCATTCCAGGATTTCTATCGCTTCGATCACTGTAATTCTATCCACCGCGGCCGGGAATCTGCATTCCCTAGGCTTGTTAACGCCCTCGACCGCGTCGTCTTTTGGAACATAAACGATGCCGTCTACTACGATCTCTTTACTCATTTTTCTTCTCCTTGTGTGTTGCCGGCGGCCCATAGAAACCGCCGGCTGGTATATGATAATATGTGGCGGTGGCTAGAACATTGGAATCACCCCCTTGCGGCAATAAGGAGAAAGACGGTCGCGGCTTGACTAACTGCGACCGCGTGTATTCGTCTACTATGGCTACATTAACCTTCCACGCCTATCAAGCTCACAATTCCAAGTGTTCCAGAGAGTCGGCTTGCCGTCCTTGATGATCTGCTGAAACTCTTGATTTGCCTTGCTCAAGAACTCTCCCAAAGCGCGGTCGTTTGTGGTTGCTCCGAACATTTTAAGGTTATGCGATACGTTATCAGTCTCTTCCTGGAGTTCCATCTTGCTTGCCAAAGCATCTCTTGTCGTCATTGTCTTCTCCTTGCGTTGTATTATCACTCGCTTTCCCTGGCTACGTCTTGCCTGCTACTTGCGAGCTATGTTGAACATTGAGTTATCCGACGTTTTCAAAGAACCTTGCTTCGTCCTAACACCTTAATGATACCACATTGACTTTAGTTTGTCAAGCTAATAATAGGCTTTTTATAGAATAATCCTATTATTTAAGAAAAAAAGTTGACAATACCTAGTCAATATGATATGATTAAAGTGTATTTTTTAGCAACATATTAAAAAGGAGAATCATATGGCAAGATTAGTCACGATAAAAGAAGCCGCCGAAGCATTGGGTTGTTCAAAACAAAATATACACCAAGCGATTACCAGGCATAACATTCCTACGTCTACGAAAGGAATATTAAAGCGCACCATTGTTGAGCGATATGTAAAAATTAAGCATGTAGACCTGGATTTATTGGAAGAAATACGAAAAGGCGATAAATAATGGTAATGTACCACATACTACTCGTTCTAATCATCATAGGCTACCTCATCATCTACTCCCTCTGCCGCATCGCCGCCAAAGCTGATGAAGATATGGAGCGCGCTATGCAAGGCCGCGAGATAGAGATCATCAAGCGGCCAATTAAGCCGCGCGTGGAGACTTGCGATGCTGAATGCGTAGGGATGGTATGATGGATGATTTAATGGGCTGTTTGACACTTATCACTGGTGAATAGGAAGTCCGGGCTGTATGATCGTGACACTATTCTCTGGAGAAAACCAACCTCCGGGCTGCTTGGCATATCGGAAGAAGTACCTGACGCCTATTGCGCCACCCGTAAACTCGATCCCCGCTGCCGAAGCCGAAAAGCTGACCAGACGCCACCATTTATTCGGAGCGTCTACATACCATTCCTGAATATCATCATCATCAAAGCTGTTGTGCGTTGGCACTGTTTCATGGATCTTGGGCACGCCAGAAGTATCCCCAGGCTCCACATCGTATGTTATATCTGACTCAGGGATCGTTGTCCAGACAACATCCGGGTCCTGGGGATCATCGGTGGTTACCTGATACACATATAGTCCATGCGCGCCAGAACAAAAAAGTATTAACGCTGCAATCACAAATAATGTCTTCATTTTATCTCCTTCTAGGAAGTCAGTATTCCTTCCCGTTAGCCCATTTGGAATCATTACGCTTTTCTATTTTATCACTCTACATCTGAATCGGACTCCCCATAGCTACAGGCGGGATGCTCTGATCTTCCGCCTTCTGCCATATCAATAAATATCCAGCTACCGTCCGCTGCCTTACAGAAGTCTACGCTCGAGTAGCCTTTTACGCACGCGCCTACCAAAACCGCGTATTTTGATAGCAACTCGACCTCATCATCCGGTTCGTAGTTCATTTCCCACAGTAGCTCCTCCCAATTCTCCGCCAAATTGAGATACCGCGAGCCCTGCTCAATAGCCTCGGCGCTCCAATACGGATGATGGCACTCAACCGCGCCGTCCCTGACAAAGTATCTGCGCTCTGGATTGATCGGCATCTCGCGTACAAAGGCGGTGAAGCCTGTCAGCATGGGTATATACTTTCGCACTATTAACGCCTCAATATCCAGATCCGCCAGAGAGCTGCATTCCACCAGCCCAACTATCGCCCTTTTCAGGCTTTTATCATCACTGCCTTCGAGATAGCAGGTTAGATCCCAGTCATGCTTCCCTGACGTATGGTCAGTCCGTACAAAGGCAGGAACGCCTACACGCTCCACAGCCTTTCGTATGGCGGGTAATTGCCTGGCCCAGGCATCAGCGGATGACTTCTCACCATCAAGGACGCCAAAGACTTCATCATATGTCATGTTGAGCTCGACTATATGCGTCTCAGGCATAGGTATATTCAAGTCCCTTACCAGCGGCCACCAATATAACATACTGTTTTTATTCATGTCGCTCCTTTCTAAAAGAATTTGAAATCACTATCACACAACTCATTTAGTCTGTTGCCGAGGCTACGCTCTTTCATCTCCCTTCTGGGAAACGGCGCTTCCATTCTTTTGATACTTCCTGTGTAAAATAATTCTTCCATGAATGTGACGTATATCCCTGCCTGTCTCTTGTACCCGGTATCCAAATCCAAATGACTTTATGAACGGGACAATGTAGCGACCCGAATCCAGCCGAGGCTTCAACATTGAATCTTTTGGCGCATATAGGGCAGCCGTCTTTAGCCAATTCCGCTATAGTAGAGCATCCATTTATCTTTTTTGGAAACTTCAATCTATAATACAATCCATTCGGATCGATTGGCGTGTTATCTCTGCCGTCCATTTAAGCTATCTCACCTCCTTATCGAGTTGAAAATCATTTTCTTAAATGTACTGTGAAGCATACGCAAGAGGAGATCTAATTCAACAATTCTTACGTTTTGCGCGTAAGCAATTGACTTATCAAAGTGAAAAGATATCTGCTCAAGCACATCCCGCGGGCTTCCTTGTAACATATATTCACTGACTAGGTCAACTGCCTTTGCAAGATGATATAAAGAAGCAAGCTCAAGTGCAGCACCCCGTTTATACTGGGCTTCTACTTCATTTAAGTATTGGTTTTCATATTTGCTTTGTTCTGATCTCAAACTATTTATTAGCTTAACTGATTCATCAAGATCCTGCCAAGAGCTCTTCCTGACAAGATATAGAATAGACAAATAAATAGTTGAGAACATCCTATCATCCCAATCATTATTTTCTGTTTGATCTATGCTCCATACTTCTTGTCTTTCAATCAGGAATCGTCGCATATCTTCCCACTTTTCGCCAAGGTACGCATATGTGGTGAGCTTCAATATATGCTTAATCTTGCCAAATTTATCTTCCGGTATAGGCAGAGCATTCATCAGTTTGAAGCATTTAAAGCATAGTTTTTGGAACTGAGTTTTGCTGTCAAGATTTTCCTCTCCAGTTTCAAAGGAATACTGCCACAGATCGATAATCGAAAATTCTAGACCTTCTATAGCCCTTGCAACGGCTTCAATTTCAGATTCTGTTAGACTTTCATCTCCATAGAAGGCCTTTGATACCTTTTTTAAGTTGATAGTATCAAACGCCTTTTTTATCAGACTTTCATCTAAGAGATTCAAGACTTCATGGTCTATTATATCGCCGTCTATGTTCATTTTACTATTTCCATAAGTTCCGGAAGTTCTGCGATGTTGACAGATATATAAAACGCGGCCAATTCCAAGTTCATCATTTTATCTAGGTTCGTTGCTAATGCTTTATACCTGGCTCTTAGATCCTTTACTGTTGGCTCGGTGTCCCTTACTAAGACTCCAATTAATTTTACTCTTCGGGCATGACTGCTTAAGTAGGCCTTTAGCGCCTTTTTGTAATCTATTTTGAAGAGATCACTTTCTGAAAGTTTATACACTTTAAATCCGAGCCATCTAATTAGAGCCGATCTCGTATCTGAGCTACTTTTCAAATCCTCTAATTGCTTAATCATTCCACTTCGGCCATACAAAACTTGAGGTGGTGTTGACTTGTCGTTAGATGATTTGGCATTCATACTTACCTCCAACGTAAAGGTATGGGGCAGTGACGTTGTGTCAGTTTGGGAACTGACCACCGCCCCAATAATGTTTAGCGGCAATCACAGCAAAGCTGCGCAGGCTTGTTGTAGTTGTAGTTTAACAGAGAGCGGAAGGTAAGTCAAGGGGAAAGAGAGAATAGAAACGTGCATAGCAGACAATGAAAAGCCGCGCCCACCATGCACGTCAAGAGTAATAGTATAGGAGCGGTAAAGGTGAGTAAACCGCCCTCTACTATATACAACGAATTCGGGTCTCCAGAATACAACCCTATTTTCACTTTTTTATGGCGGCGCCGCCGTTTTTTCTGATATTGCTTGGCAAATTCCCCGAAGTTGTCGGCATTAATACGTGTGGGGTGTGTCAAAGAAAAGAGCGAGGCGGCTTGATGGTCAAGTATGGATGGGATCGCCCCGCTCTATTTGGTGGATTGCAGAAACTTGAGAATAGCAGGAGCAAGCTTGAGAAGACCCAGGAACAATGAACCGAGAAAGCCAGCGATAAATGCAACGATGGCGGCAATTAGCGCGACCTTCGTCCATGTAACCGCCTGAGCTATCCTGAGCTTGACAACTTCATCACAGAGGTCATCGTGCTTTTTGGCGTGTTGGTCAATTTGGCCAAGCACAAACTTCCTTTCAGCCGGCCAGCTTGGTTTATCATCCATTGACGACATCCTGCTCTTTCTCGCCGTCTATATGACTGATGTCCGCCGATAGGAGATGGTCAAGATCTGTCCTGTCGATCTTATATTCGCATTCACCATTCTTGATACCGGTGATGGCATACCAGAGTTTTATTATATGCGTCATGAATGTCCTCATCTTTCGCCTCTATGTGCAGTTGATCTGCCGTTACTTGCGCCGCTTGTAACGCTTCGACTTATCCGACCGCAGCTTCTCATGATTTGCTTTATCTATATAATACAGGTCAAAATATGTATCGGTTTCCTCAAACGGTAGATAGACGCCTTCCCGCTCCTTCAGATATACGATCAGCACCTGGACAGCGAGATTGAGTGAGATCTGATCATTTTGCAAGTCGCTCAGCAGCTTATCTATGTTTTCGTATTCAGGCGGTAGCTTCCTGAGCCGTTGCCTTTCACCACCAGCCAACTGCGCCCAAATATAAGTGAGAAAAACACATACAATAACCACACCCACTATCCACATATACTGGCGGACTTCCGCTTTTTTCATGGCTCCTCGCTCCTGAATCGTGTTATGGTAATAGCATCGATCTTAGACGATAGGTTGCGCACAGTTACTTCCTGCCTCCCAAGCTGCACTTTCAACTCACCAATCTGCACATTCAAGGATAGTATCTGCGTGACAAGGAAGCCTATCACAACTATGAGCGCTGTCAATAGCACAGGCAGGACGTATTGTGCTAATTTACCCCATGTGAAGCTGTTGTCCGGCATGACATCCTCTATATAATATTGATGCTGATTACCTGGCCAGCGGCTTCTCCGAATTCAAATAGACGGCCGCCGGTACTTGTCCCACTTTCGAGCGTCCCACCATAGAGCCTGCCCCTATAGACGGCGAGAGACATTATTCTCGTCTGTCCGTTTAGCTCTATAGCAACTTGCTCCCAGGCGTTGTTGTCATTCCATCTGAATAAACGCCCTCCGGTTCCTGTCGAACCATAGAGCCTGCCGCGATATACTGCCATAGCCCACATCTCGAATTGGCTATTTAGCTTTGGAGCCTTTTCTACCCAGGCGTTGCTATCATCCCACTCAAGCAATAGCCCGCCGCCTGCCGGGGAGCTATTCGTAGTGCAGCCGTAAAGTTTTGAATTGTATACCGCCAGCGACTCAATAGAGCGCTCGGTGTCGTGTTGCCCTGCTTTCTCTACCCAGTTGCTTAAACCATCCCATTCAAATAAACGACCGCCTGCCAAACCACCATCATAAGTGCCGCCGTATAATATATTATTATATACGGTTAAAGAATATATAGCGTCTTGCCCATTTAATTGGCCAGCCTTTTCTACCCAGGCGGCGTTATCGTCCCACTCGAATAAACGGCCTCCAGGTGAAGTGCCGCCATACAACTTGCCGTTATAGACCGCCAAGCTATATATGACAGTCTGGCTATTCAGTTGCCCTGCTTTCTCTACCCAGGCGGCGTTATCGTCCCACTCGAATAAACGGCCGGTACTCGCTGTCCCTCCGTAAAGCTTACCATTATAGACTGCCAGGCTAAAGATCCGCGTCTGCACATTTAATTGCCCTGCTTTCTCTACCCAGGCGGCGTTATCGTCCCATTCGAATAAACGGCCGGTACTTCCCATTCCGCCGTACAATTTACCATTATAGGCCACTAGAGAATCAACCACATTTTGTCCGTTCAACTGCGAACCGACCTGCGTCCATGCGTCTATAGCCATATTCTTATCCTAATCTATAGTGAACGTCATCCAGAAGTAAAGAGAATCTATATCTGTCGCTGGCAAATTTATATATACTATGTCTCCAACGGCCACTGCCGGATTATCTATAGTGCCGTCATCCTCGGCCTCCTGAGAGCCGGAGGTCGCCACTGTCTCTATAGTGACTGGCGATCCGTCCGAAGGCGATGTATATTTCTTGAAGTCCATCGAATATGTTGATGACGGGTGCGTGATAATGCCACAGTCGGTGACTGTTATCCCGTTTGGGAATCGACTGGCGTGAACAGAAAGAAATGGAAAAGGATTCTGCGTCAGGCTATCAGGATCATCAATATTGCCACTTACAAAGCCTATCCCGCCTTCGCCCACGCCGCCAGTCCTGTGCGCCGACACATCATCAACATGAGATTCGGTCTGAAAAGTCGTCTGGCGGTCGTGTATATCCATGATACGGTCTTTTCTCATGATATACCTCCCGCTGATTCAGAGCATGATTCACCAGCGGCCGATTCGCTGCATGACGTACCCGATGGATCGAGACTGCATGATTGGCTGCCTAATGTTAGCTCTACAACGTCGTATAATAATGACTCGCTGATGCTATCAGAGCAGGACGATACGTCCTCGCATGATGAATCAGAGGTTACTGTCGAAGTTTCGTCACATGATGAGGCTGTCCAGTAATCGCTACCAATCAAGGTCGAATATGTCGAACACGATTCAAAAAGGTCGGTCGCGCTGAATTCCGAGCAGGATCTATATGTGGAGCAAGACGAAACCGTAACCTCTACTCTTTCCGATACGCTGTTGCGGGATATTCCCACTATAAACTCGCTGCATGATTTACTTGCTACTATATCGCATGATTCACTTGCCTCGAACTGGGAACATGACGTGCTTTTTGATACCGATATTTCGGACGATGAAAACGACTGGCTGCTGACCTCGTAGAGCCTGAGCGTCCCCGCGTACTTACTCTTAAACAGATGATGCCACATATCCAGCGGCCGCTCAACACCATCAATTATCATCTGATGCGTTGTACCCGGAGCACCTTGATCTGGAGTAAAGGTCAAGACCGTCATATTCTCCCACCAGCCCAGAAGCCGGTCGGCTTTGGCTTTCGTGAGGTTGATCAGCGGCGCTTCATAGAGCTCGGCATTTCCCCACTCGTGCGTATCGGATAGACCGCCCTTGTTGAGCGTCGTCTGCCTGATACGATTCTCCGCTATGTTAAGCCCGCGTGTTGGATCTATATCAACAGAGCTTGTTCCGTCTGATAGTTTATAGAGCGCCATTTGTCAAATCCTGCCATCGTTGGGTGAAATATTTGGATAAAAAATCTTAATGTCCCTTTGGTACATCCCGAATACAATATCTATCAGTTTTTGGTTATAGAGATTTCTATGGAGGAAAGTTCTTGCTTTCGCGCTGGAAGCCAATCGCTTTTCCCCATATACCCTGGTCATCTGCTGTGCATGGATAGACTTGATATTTCATTTCATAGCTCTTTAATGCCGCTGTAAATCGCTTCTCTATTTGAGGCGGCGCTGGCTCCAGAGTCGAAAACACCTTGACCAACGGCTCAGACCTGCCAAAGAATACCATCGTCCCACATTGATCCCACCATTGGCATGCCATGACATCATTACTGCCTAGATACTTGATAAGTACAGGTATCCCATCCGGCCTACCGACTATTGAATCACCGTTGAGCTTTAGGACATAATCACAGCCGTGAGATAATACGAGATCGAGTCCTGTCCTGATGTTCCTTAGCTCTCCGAATTGCTTGCCACTCCAGCCGCCGCCACTCCAGCCGCCACCGGTGAAGAATAAATCGCAACTATTGACCGTATCAGCGGAAGGCGTAATCTGATGAGCGTCATAACCTATGACTATATAATACCCGCGCTCCATCATAGGCCGAGCCAGAGCGCCAATGTCATTAGCCGTTTTGTCGTATGAAGTTATCAAAACGCCGATTTTCACTACAGGAACTCCTTGTGCAGCATATAGGCGTGATGCTGCCCTCTATATCTCGTATATTCCTCAGCGTAATTACTGTATCGGCATAGCTTACACTGAGTATTATCAATATCCATATTGTCTCTGGAGATAATCGCCACTGCGAGGCTGTTTTCCCGGAGATCGGCAATAGTATACTCAGTTTCATATCTATGTTGACAGCAATATACATATCTACCATCGGCAGTAATAATGCCTACTAATCCTGCTATATCGCAAGAAACGTCCCGGTTCCTGTCATATCGCTTGGTAAAAAAGCTAATATCTGCAGAGGGATAAAATACCTGATTGCTCTGGGAAATCTCCGGCTTGAACTGAATATAATCCACGGCTAATTCCTCTGCCAACTTTTCGGCTCGCGCCATATCAACCTCGCCCTGACCACACATAACGTAACTCAAACCAAGCGTCTTGCATGATGGTCTGATGTTGGTTATATTATCTATTACTTGTTCGTAAGCATCATTGTGTTTTATCTTTTTATATGTATCCGCGTATCCTGCATCGAGGCTGATCCTGACAAATTCCAGAAGCTGGAAAGGGATGTCCCCGATCTCGATACCATTCGTAATAAGCCCAATCTTCATGCCGATTAGGGCAGCAAATTCTATCATATTTGGCAAGCCTGGATTCATAGTCGGCTCACCGCCGCCGGTGAAGGTAATAGACTTCACACCTAAATAATGGAGATCCTTAATCATTGCGAGCGCAAATGCAAGATCCATGTCATCATAAGCGGTTCTATTCTTCGATATACAAAATGCGCATTGGTTCTGGCATCTATTTGATGGATCCATCTCGCATGTTACAGGTATAGCCCATCCTCTTTTCTCGATCTGTTCCATTTCCTGCAAATAGAAAAGTATTTTGCTATTCATCTAATACCGCCTCGATCCATTTCTCTGGCTTGAATGTCCGCGCCCTTTCCTTGGCTCTCCGCCCCATCCTGGTCGTTTCTTTACTGTTTATATTGACTATCGCTTCGATATGCTCTTCCACCGTATCACAGAGCCAGCCAGTTTCAGGCGTCAACCTATCCTTCGCTCCGCCCCTGTTATCGGCAACCACAGGCAGACCCGCCGCCATTGCCTCCATTATTACTCGCGGGCCGTTGTCAAGATAATCCGGCGGCAGTATATACCAGAACACGCAGCCTTTTTTCAATATATCCAATACGGGCTGACTGTATTCCGGTATATTGGTGACATAATCGAGATCATCCAACGATTTATGTCCGCCCATCATGGTAAACCTTACCGCTGGATGACCGGCTTTTATCCGCTCCACAATATCCCGGATGTTCTCTGGATACTTAGACGCTCCCTGCGAGCCGACCCTGACAACATGCAGCGTCTTATCCAGCGACCCCAGATCGGTATCAAGAAACGGCTGGAGGTCGATAGGCGGCGGCAAGATACTCGCGTTGCAATCTGGAACGAACTTCCTGAAAGCCTGTCCCATATCAGAACACAGGAAGATATACCGATCCCATGTTTTAGACCACTCCACAGTGCCGGCCTGCATCAAGCGATAATTCAAGACCATGATTTTTTTATCCGCCTCGACACTCTCCAATAGCTTGTATCTGCCATCGAATCCGGAGGTCATATCGTTTGCGTATAGCATCATTATATCACATGGTTCGGTGAGAGGATGCTCCTGGGAATCCAGCTTTACATGAGGGGATAAGGACATACTGAACTCGCGGCTGACGTTCCGCCCCGGGATAAGGTGAACGTCGTAACCTTCCAGGAGCATCTTATTCGCTATCCAGACAGCCGACCGCTCGCCGCCTCCGTATGCGTGAGCGTTACATACCAGCTTAAAGACGGGCTTCTTTGCGGTTCTCTTTCTCGCTGACCCTTCCGGGGCTTCCAGCGCGCCGCCGACATAATACGACTTGATCCCGTTGGCGACCTGGAAAGGCTCTATCATCATCATACATCTAGGATAGCCCTGTTCCAGATTCGGACATGCCCGCGCCGATGCCCTCCAACATGACCTCAATCCTTGAGCATCCCGTTCATTGCCATCAAGATCTTGCCCTTCGCACTTCATGGCTCCCTGGCTATGTATGTATCTATGGAACGGATACATCTCAAACTGCGCCGGCTCCCTAGCTCCCGCTGGTATAACGCACGGCTTCCCGAATCCGGCGGCTACGTGCATGAGGCTACTGACCAGCGACAGGCAACCATCTGAATGATAGACCAGCCGGAATAGATCGCGGATCCCTGAACGCGGATCCTGTGTCTGACCGATCATGTCGATCATGTTGTCGCCATAGAGTTTAGGATGATAATGTTCTGAATTCTGCTTCCCGTCATCAAGTCCAATCTGGACAAAAGTTATCTCGGAAAGCTCAGAGACGACGGCCTGCCATCTCTCAGGCGGCCAGAATTTCGACGTAAACGGCGGCCGCTTGCCGTTGGCTATAAGCCAGTATCTGCCATCTATAATAGGCGGCAGGGCCTTTTCGTCTTCGGTCAAGTGCAGATCGGGGACGAGCGGACCCATCGGAAAATCAAAGTCAGTCTTCTCCATGATCGACATTCTGAATGCTTCGGTTATATGGCAGCCCAGAGAGCTTGACCTATTGCACGCTGTTTGTGTTCCAATTCGCAGCGATATATCAGGGGCACCTGCGAAATTGTCGATATACGGATTCCCGTAGAATATCTGCTGAAAAGCCGGCTTTCCGCCTGTATTAAACCTCACTCGAAATTTATGCTTGAAGGATTCTCGCTCGCAGTTCGGGCATGATATGACATCAACTTTCGCCTTACTCGGAACAAATGCCTCCATTCCGCATTTAGTACATCGACGGGCAGCAGCCATGTCCCTGACAGCTGGCGTCCCCGTTATCAAGTCGCCAATAAACTGAGCGTTATGAAGTTCGACCTTTATCGCCATGACACCGGCATCCTCTCCGCCTTCGCCTTCGCAATCGACCCGCGAACGCTCTTGAACAGCTGCTCTTCTGCCTGCTCCAGCATACTATCAGGGAAGTTGATACCGATGCTCTTAGCCATCACAGCCGCTTTATTATCCTTTTCGCCTACATGCGCCACACCGATTATATATTGACCTGACTGCACGGCATCATATATCACGCTTAATACCTGGGTATTCGGAATGCTATGCTTGGGCTTCAATGCTTGCATGATCTGATCTGGCTGCGGGTCCCAGTTGTCGCAATCGATCCATGTGACCGGTGTTCCAAACGGATTCCACGTCTCCTGGTATCTCTTTTCCAATGGCTCGTTGAAATAGGTCTTGTTATCCGCCCAGACAAGCTGCTGAGTGCCGCACATTGCCGCCAGGTGCATCACGCCGCTGCTCTGCCCTATAACTATGCTGGCAGACGCTACCAAGTCCATTAGAGAGCCAAGAGACATGCCTCTGGCGTCCCCTGTTCCCGGAACATGCAGGTCATCCTTTGACCCTATCGAGATTGCGCTTGGGAATTCCTTCGCCAAGACCGCCCATTTCTCAATATCCCAGTTCTTGAATGCCGCCGTCTGTATCCCTCTGGCATGGAACAAAACAACAGCATCCTGAACAACAGGCGATCCATATCGGACGTATTCGCCATCGACTTTATATTGCTTGATGGGCTTGATATGATACGCTTCCAATTCGATCCCTACATATGGCCAGTTGACTTCCGTCCAGCCATCAACACGCTTTTGATCTGTATGCGGTCGAAATTCCAACTCGCAATGAAATCCCGAATACAACGCCTCCACGCCTTCAAACGTCGATATGATCATCTTCTCGTAATCCCGACTCAGCTTCCTGAGATAAGGAACCCAAGTCATGATTTCCCACCCGAATTCTCCTATCCAAGGTCCTGCAAATGCTATCCCCATTTTATCCCCTTTTATGCGCTCGAACTTGAGCTGACCTCGACAATTCTCACTGCCGCCTCATGTATAGTATCTACGGTCTGGCCAAATGTATACTGAAACGGCCTTGATCCCGCTGGGTTGATCCTCGAATATATGAAAGTGGCTGGCGCGCCATCTTTGTCTGCGTAGAATTCCAGTATGGTCAAGCCCTGCCACCACGCGTTGAGCTTATCCGCCTTCGCTTTCGATATGTTCTTGAGCGAGAATTCATTGCGCTCCCCGCCTCCCGTATCCCAATACTGCCGCATCCCCGAATCATATTGATTGAATCCGCGAGTCCGGGAATCCGGCCGGTGAATCCCGGGGCTGATCTGTGCCGCAAAGCTGATGCTTGACGTTCCGTCGCTCAATTCCATTGTGCCGCTCACCAAGGCCACCTCGCTTTTATCATAACTTCCCACTGATCGAGATCGTATATAATCCGCTCGACATATGGAGTCGCGCCTGATATATCTTTCAGCGTATCATCAACGGTTATCTGCCTACCCAGATCTTCCATGATGGCAGGGATGCCGCCTATGAGATTGAAGAACCGCAGCGGGAAAGCATAATCGTTAAGCGTAGCATCCCGATCTGAGGTGGCGCTTGCGGATGTGTTATGTACGAATATACGACCCTCGACCGTTTTCTTGAATGTCCCGAACTTTGCTATACTTGTCGCGTCGGTATCGGTGACGCTGCTAACCCATGATCCTTGAGAGAAGTTGTAGCCATGCCTCACTGTTACATTATTGAGTATCTTATCGGTAGGCTCCTCTAAATCTCTGCCCTGTCCTGGCTTCTTTCTCGATCCCGTGTTCCCCTCATCGTATGAATATCCCGGATCGTATGGTGGCGCAAAGTCAACCTTGCCGTCATTATTGACCCATATATACGAATGGGTCATCTGGCAGATGATCATGAGGCATTCAGCAACAGTCTGACCTTTCACAAGTCCCTTGATACCGTAGCTATTAGCGACTATATGATTGTCGCGCCATGCTGCAAAAGCGGTATAGGCTATATCTGGATTGGTGGGGGCATTCAACGTATTCAATCCGCCATGTACGGTCAGCAATCGCCATACAACTTCTTCAGCGCTCACGGTCTGCGATTGCCAAAATGTATCAGGGTTGGCGTTGCTTCCTACTGGCTTGTCAAGAAACTTGCTGTTGTGATCTTTGATCTGAATAGTAACATCTTTTCCTTCATAAACAGGATGGAGAACAGTTCCCTTGAAAAGCGTGTATGCATTTGCCTCATCGCCAGAAACATAAGCCTTGATCTCAGCCGTGTCCCCAAGCGCGTCATTCGTCGCCTTCAGGAAGTTCCACCAGCCGCCAGCGTTGTTGAGTGTAATCAGCGCCTTGCCTGATGATAGATTTACATCGCGCCTGATAGTTCCGATCTTCAATACTTGGCTTGTCTTATCGACTGAATCATAGAGGAATTTATAGCGTGGCTTTACGGATGGTTTGAGTAGGTTTTCCCGGAATGCGGCTAGATTCATTGTATGCCATCAGCGGCAGCCTCAGCGAATGCCGGACCTAGCCCCTGCTCCACTTGCTTGGTCGTTCTCTGCTTGTCGAAATTAGTCAAATCCTGATCGTTAATGATGACAGTGCCGCCTTCAAGAAAGCCTCCAACAGCCCGCGCCCCCCTACTGACCGCACCCCCGATAGCCCTGGAAGTGGGATCTATTGACCCCGGAGCAAGGGCAGAAAGCGCAGAGCCAAGACCTACGCTGCCAAAGCTCGCGCCGCCTGTCAGCAGTCCGGTCAATAACTGAGTGGCGAATATCGTGGCCATCTGCCTGATCGCTATCCGTTTGAGGTCTATCCAAAAGGCCTCCCAAAGGCTCTTTGTTTCTCCAGAGAAAAGATTGGAAAACATATTTTCAAATGCCGGGCGGATCGCGTCGGCAGTATCCTGCGCTCTATTGCGCATATTCTCAAAATAGTCATTCATGCTTTCCTGGAAGGCGGGGCTGATGCCAAAATTCGCTGCTCCAAGTGCCCGCGCCAGACGCTCCGCCAGATCTGCCGCGCCTGACATCTGTATTCTAATATCCTTCCACTGAGCCGTAAGGAAATTGAGATTCAGATTGCCTATCGCTTTCTGCATATCATGAACGGCAGGAACGAAAACAGACAATATGTCCGCAGCCCAACTTCGCATGGCTGCTCTAAATTTTGCGAATTCTTCCGCTCGGTCTGTTAGGGTTTTCAGTTGTAACTGAATATCACCCAAACCTTTAAGCGCATCGGTCATTGCCTGGCGAAGCTCCACGCCCATAACGTTTACCAATTCATCAAAGCCCGGCGTTATATCTCTATTGAATTCGTCCGTTATGGTCTTCATGTGTTCTTTTGTTCGCTGTTCTCTTTGCGCTAATAATTTATCAGACGCCTCTTTCGTAAACGTAAATTGTCTGATGATGGCTTTTCCTAGCGTATCCTCAAGAGCTAACCCCAGGCTTTTCCATGTTGCTTTTAACGGAATGGCCATGAATCTAGTCGCCGAAATGGTCAATTTGACCATTGATTGTAGCATCTTTGCCCAAGTCGTAAACCCGATAACGGCGATTTCTGAAAACACAATAGCTATGTGATCCCTCAACAACGTGAAATTATCTACAACAGTGGTCAAGCTTTCTATAATCTTGGTAAAGCCGTCTGTTACTTTTCTAGTATTTTCCAGCATTGTTCTGCCAATCGCATCTTTCAGCAAGTCAAAACTGATTCCGATATTCTCGATACTATTGGCAATCCCCCCCGCCGCTTTGGGAAGCTTCTCAAATTCAGTCACCAGTGCGGCGACAAGCTCCTTACCTGTGATGCTTAGATCCTCAAGCGGTTGGCCGTCAAAGGCGTTTTTTAGCGCCGTCTGCATCTGCGGCAGACGTTCCTGTAACTGCCGAACGTCTTGGCCGAATCCGCTGGTCTTGTTGGCCATCTGGGTCAGCGCCAGATTAACGCCAGAGAGGTCTTCTGCACCTTTGCCGACCGTGACCAGGGCATTGCCGAATGCCGAGAGAGCGCGCTCTGCTAGATCTGCCTCTATCCCTGCCGCTTGAAGGTTTATTGATCCCTGAAGAGCCGCTTCAAAGGAAAGCCCCGGCAATTCCGCCACTTTCCGTAATCGGATAAACTGACGGCTCGCCTCTTCCGCACCGCCAGCAACAGCAGTCAAGCCCCGCTTAAGCTTGTCATACTTAACGGCGGTCAACACAGACGCCTTCCCTGCACTGATAATGGCGCGAGTGAGCTTAACGCTGATGGCAATGGCGGCAATAGCGGCGGCAGTGCCAATAGCGGCCAGACCGATGGATATTTTCTTGAGATTCTTCGTCGCGCTGGTGGCAAAGCCGGCAGTCTCGCTCTTAGCCTTGCGTATAGTGCCGCTGAATTTGCCCTTATCGCCTTTTATCTCAACAAATGCTTCTGCGATCTTGAATGCCATCTCTACCTCGCCGGAGGATTCAAACCTAACTCCTCCGCCTCCTCCATCATAGCGTCAATGTCCCAGCCCTCATCTTCCTCTTCTGATTCACCGCCGCCAAACATCTTCTGTATTGCGATTATGCGGCGATAATACCCTTGCGCCTGCCGCCGGGTCAGCTTGCCGGTATCTTCATGCGACCAGCTATAGAAATAAGAAAGGACGGCGCGAACCGTCCACCAGTCTAGGGGATCACCTGCTCCACTTCCGGAGGGTTTACGGTATCATCATTCTCTTCGCTATCATTAAAGCTTTTTATGGCGGTATTGACGATCTGTATATTGCTCTGATCGACTATATCGGTGATGTTTTCGTATGTTATCCCGGGGTTGTTCTTGAGCATCAGGTAAATTATATACAGAAGACAATCGCTCGCCTCCATTTCTTCTGCCAGCTCTTCCGGGGTGCTGTGCATCCTAAGAATCCGCCTGACCCCTTCTTCTCGCTCTTTGATCTCAACGCCCTGGGCGGATTCCCGATACAACTTGGCGTATTTTGTTTTGATGAAGTTCTCTACATCGCCCAACTCTTCCAGATCAAGCTCTAGGAGAGTATAGTTCTTACCCTTCAGCTCAATGACAACCTTTCCGCGTTCTGCATTTCCCGATGTTCCCATTTTATCCCCTTTTTGTTTAAGTCGGCCACGCCGCTGTTCTCAATACGAGCTTTGTCGTGGCACTAATAGTGACGCTATCGCCCGCGCCTTCAGCGGTTAGCGAAGCAGTAGCGACATTTATCGTTCCGGCTACTACCGCCAGTATAGTGTAGCTGCCGTCGTTGCTGGTTGACCCGCTCACGGTAAATTCATCGCCAACCTCGAAGCCGGCGGCGATAAATCCATTGCCTGTATCGGTAATGGTATCTTCCCCGCCTCCGCCATCTACAAACGCTATGCCTGTTCCCAGCAACGACGCCTTGCCTGTTCCCTGGAAAGAAAGACTTTCCTCTATGGCTTGATCTACCCCCGAACTAGTATCAATGCCGCTCACGAGCGCAAGGCCGCTGTAGAACAATGCTGTCGTGACATTAGGGCTGGCGTTATACTCAGCGAAGAATCGTACCATCATCTCCGTTCCCGTCCAGTCTCCGTGGAAATCATCAGTAAGCCAGTAGCCAGATGCTTCGCCCGTCCAATCCTCTAGCCCTACGATATATTTCTTGAAGCCGGCAGCGCCATCGACAAAATCAGTGACCTCTACAAGATCTATCTCGCTAGTGAACGTCCAGCCGAAGAAGCCGGCCACTAACTGTCCCGGCAACGCCACGCGGATAGTAACGCTATCACCCGCGCCTTCAGCCGTCAATACACCAGTTGCGAGAGTAATTGTGCCCGCAACCAATGACACGATTGTATAATTGCCATCGTTGCTGGTAGAACCTGACACGGTGATCAGATCGCCAGCCTTGTATCCGGTCGTTACGAACGCGCTTCCTGAATCCGTTATCGTATCAGCCCCCCCGCCGCCGTCTACAAAAGCAATCGTCGTCGCTGTCATGGTGGGCGTCCAATAGATAGCGCCCACTTTTCCATGCTTCTTTGCCATCTATATCACCCCTTACACTGGCTCGGTTAACGCGCCGTTGCCCTTGAATGTCCATTCGTGCACGATTTCGGCATTGACATCTGAGGTCACGGTCTGGCTTTGTAGAATAGCGTTGCCAGCAAAGGTACTCCCCGCCGTCAAGGTCAATGTGAGTGTAGCCTCGTCGCCAACCGCCGCTGTATTAGGTGTGTCGTCCCACTTGCCCTGGACAGTACACTCCCAGTCCCGCAAGCCTGCAAGCCATTTCTTGAATCCAGAAGCGCCATCTGCGAAGTCGGTTACTTCCGCCATATCCGCTGTATCGGTGATCGTAAATCCATGATCGCCGACAGTTAGATTAGTAAATGTTAAACTAGAGCCTTTCCCATGAGCCTTAGCCATCGTTCAATCCTTAATTATCCCCTAAGTGTCCTCGACAATTATCTCGTAGGTAACGACTAACTGCTGAACGCCATCTATAGTAGGCACGACATTTGAAATTCCGCGTGTAACGCCGATAGAACTATATCCCGATAGAGTCAATGCAGCGTCATCATAAGCGGCCATCAGCTTTTTGAAAACCAGAGTTATGTCAGTAAAATCTCGCGGCTCATCAGTTTTATTGAAGAGGCTGAATTGCCATGAAGTGATCTCTCCATCACTGGTAAACGTAGGATCGGGAACGCCTGTTATGTATTGATACGTGCAATACGGTGATGCCGCATCTTGCGGGGCTTCTTCTGGATACATCCTACGAGCAGACCCGCCCAAAGCCGCCAGCAGATCGGCATCCCCCACAAATTCAGCATATATAGCGTTTCTGATCGCCTGGAGATCCATTATTTTAGGTTAATCCTTAATTCGACAAGCATCATCCTGAGAATAGGCCGTGCCCTCATCCTGAATGTGCCCATAAATACATAAATAGCGTACTTGATGTTTGTGCCAATACGCAAGATCAATCTGCGGGGATCGACTTCATGCGCTATACTTTTCAACAACGCGCCTGTATCGACCGCGCCAACCCTGTCAGTTATTACCTGCGCCAACGCAGCGCCCATCAGCCCTATTTTTACCAAAAACCTGACTATCGCCGGATCGAGTCCCTTTTTCTCAAACTCTTTGTCATTCCATCGCACTTTAACCATCAATCATCTATCTTCCTCAAAACAATCTCCCAATGCCCGATAGTGTTACCCCAGTCTCTCCATGGCGAAACGCCAGTAATTTCGTATGTCTCCGCAGCCAAAGCGTTTTCGGCATTTGCGATATAAATCCTGTTTTCTTCTTTTACATCCGCTGCGTAATCATCCCCGATTTCATCATAGCTAACAAATAGCCAGTGAGTCGAGGCCACTGTTTGCTTTGCAAATGCCAGCCTTTCGGATGCGCTAAGTACCTCTATTCCGCCATCGAACGTTACGACAGTCCCCCATGTTAGAGGAACGCCGCCATCGGATGTTCTGGCTCCGTCTGTTGGCTCCTGCAAGATACAGCTTGTTAGTGGGCCTGGAATTTTGTATGGCATTGTCTTGTATACCTGCTGAATGTCATCAAACTGCGAGTGACATATGCCTGTCCCCGCTCGAACCAGTATGTGATGAATCCGACGTTCATATAGCCCCCTACGGTTCGTTTATATCAATGCTATGCGTTCGCCGTGTTGATGTTGTCGCATGAGTTCGGCGCGTTGCTGTCAGGGCATGATCTCGTCTGGCTGCTGTGGTTGTGTGGAGCAGGATTGGATCGACTGCTTCTATAAAGACAGTATCACGCCATATAACATCTGCCCTGTCGATCCATAATACATCCCCTGTGTCAGTCCAGTTGAGATCCGCCATCATCTTCTCCAGAACGCCATATTTTCCTCTCTAAACACGACAAAGAGCAATATTTCTCGCCATCACGCTCAACGATCAGCGTCAACTCTTGATCACAATACGAACATCTCCCTGTTTCTGGCTCCAGTATTACCTTATTCATGATGTACCCCCTATGCAAACTGCATCCGAATCTCCATGCCCTTCGCTCCAGATGCCGCGCTGTCAATATCGATCCTGATCTCGTCTGCGGTAGCTACACCATCATTACCAGTGTCTATTACTGCGGAAGATGTAGCCGTGTTAGTGTCTTTCTCGGTAGCATCCCACGTCAGCTTACTTGACAGCATATCCACCGCACTGGTGACATTGTGTATCATGACCTCAACCGTATCGCTGGTCGCCGCTGTATATAGATGCCCACCGCATGACACCAAGTCCTTACCATTCAGGAAATTCGGTATAGTGAAAAACATCGCTCCATCGCCGGCGGAGATTGCAGACCCTTCATTGTATATTTTCAAAATCAGCGCCTTGATCTCCGCTGCGCTGCTGGCATCTGAAGCCTTTGACTGTGCCACCACTGCCGCGCTCATGGCGTCACTGGCTGCGCTCGCGTTGACTACGGTCGCGCTGCTGGCGACATGTGCAACAGAGTCGGCTTGAGAGGCCGCGCTCTGTGCATCAGAAGCGGCGCTTGCATTTACAATCGCCGCGCTAGAAGCATCTGACGCTTTAGATAATGCAACGGTCGCTTTGCTTCCAGCATCACTGGCCGCGCTCTGTGCATCACTG